CATCGATTATCCCAAAAAGGAACTCATCCGTGTCGCGACTATCCTAAACATAGCCATAGACCCTAAAGAAACCAAAGTTTCTATATGTAAGAAGATTGAAAAGGCTCGGAATGAACTGGCTAAGCCAAAACCAAAACCAAAGCCAAAGTCCCCAAATAGCAACAATAATAACAATAATAACTTTGCGGCAAATTTAGAGCGGACTATGATTCAACAAAATGCTCTTAGGAAGAGACGACTCAATGATAACTCTATCCGAAAGGATCTCATCAAACTTTATGGGGACAAATGGATGAAGAGATATAAACCTTCCCTGAACCAGGATGTGAGAAATGTTAAGAAGGAAATAAACTCTATTTCAAAGGTTAACAAAAAGGGTGTCCCTTTCAAGAAGGATGTCGATGCCATCAAAAAGAACATGGTTTCTCAGTGGAAAATGCAGAGAAAGAGGGAACTCGAAAAGAAGTTTTACATGAACACCGCAAACGTTACAGGTATCGCCAATAATTTGAAAAGTTCATATCGTCGCGCGGTTGCAAACTACGCCATGAACCAAAAGAACCCCCCAACCAAAAAGAAGTTGGATGACTACAGAAAATATTGGTTAAAGTTTAGAGCTAATATGAATGTAAATAATGCACGAAAGAAGTGGAACACTGTCGCCAAAGCCGCCCGCGGAAGAACTTCTTTCCCGGCTGGAACTAGGGTTGAGAAAGTATAATCACGGTGTCCGGGTAAATGATGATACACGGACATGGGGGACCCGTACAAACTCCTGGATGGAGATGGCTAGGGAGGAATTTCTAGATGGCATAATCTACGTGGCAGCCGACTATATTAGAATTGGGAGAAACGGTAAAGAACATAAGAGCCTACTTGAAATAGAGTTTAACGACTATTACAGGAAGGATGATAATAGATTGATTATGTATATTCTGGACAATTATACCAGAATTGATAGCCCGAAGCACAAGAAGATGATCAGCACTTTATGCTCTTGTTTATAATCTTTTCAGGTTCCGCAGTTTGTTTGAGATGTATCGTGTGATAGGAAAAATCATACTTTGGGAACGTTCGTTTTATTAAATCTGAAAGCGTAAGGGCATCTATGAAGCGGGGCATCCCCGAACACACTGAATTTCGTTCAACTTGGAGAAACCTATCCTCCAATTGCACGAACTTTTTTAACTCCTGACCGGAAACCCCGTCCCCCTTCATCCGATTGTACATCTTCTTAGACATACCTTGGCTCAGATAGAAGTTTTTAGAAACATCCACCTCCTCCGACCTGACAGTCTTCTCGTAGATCATTGAAAACACAATTATACCCGCTATGATGTAGAACATCTTAAAGTATACTGATATTATTTATGGTCATTGTCCGCGGCCATATTCTTCATGATCCACAGCGCGAGTGTGGTGCTACCAAAGCCATACCCCCCCGGAAGCTGACGGTTGTCCCTTTTTTGGTTCTCTGGCTCTGGGCCCCAATGTTTGGGAAATTTACGTCGTCCGGGGGACCTTATCGGGGGCTTTATGGTCTCGGTGACCACGAGTTTTTCACTCTCGGTAGTGGGTCTGGGTCTATACACCATAAAAATACCGACTGATATAATTATTAAAATAGTGACAGTCACTACGACTAACATATTTTAGGTTCACATAATTTTCACTAGGTCATTAACCTTATTGATGATGTTGAACAACTTGTAGACGGAGTCCACGTCCCCTGGCTTCACAATCTCAAGTTCAATCTGATATGAGGCCTCCTCCTCCGAGTCCATATCGACGTTGTCCCCTGAAGAGATGGTCATATCGATGCTCAGGTTCTTGCGCACGAAAGAGTGGCGCACCTTGGTTCTTTTTCTATCCATCTCATACTCCCCAGAGGTGGGGATCTCCCGAGCGATGCACACCCTCACATCAAGGGGATCGCATTTGAAGTCCTCCTTGACGACACTGATCTTTTGGATCATTGTCTGCTCCCCCGTGTCTTCGTTGGAGGTGATCCGCACATTGCTGTTATCGTTATAGTACACGTCAGACTCTGTATAGTTGGTGGACTCCCACCCATCATAGTTCTTCAACCCCTTTAGGACGCGTTCCCAGGTTTCCTTACCGACATTGGTGTCGAAGAGGGAACCATTGTGCTTCCCAAGGCGAACTTCAACTTCGATATTCTCTTCAGTCTTGAGGGCCTCGAAGGAGGGGAGGATGGTATCGGTGATGTGCTTAATATCCATTATGATTTTTACTTAACAAATATACTTTGCGTCATTTACTTAAGCCTTTTTTATCGATAAAATGTAATGAAGGGTTTTACCAACCTTGGGAACACCTGTTATTTTAATACAGCTGTTCAGTGCCTTCTACATACACCAGTTCTCACAAACTACTTTTTGAAAAACCCGTACGAGGGGGAATGTAGATTTACCCAGGTATATTCTAAATTTGTCACCGTCTATTGGACGAGTGGTCGTCCAGAATTATCTCTCTTGACACTCCTAGCTAGATTCCGAGAAGAGTTCCCACGTTTTAAATCTAGAGAGCAACACGACGTCCAGGAAGCAATACTGTGCATCATAGACATTCTTGAACGATCACAACCTTTCATAAAACCGTGGTTTTACGGTAAGAAGGTTCAAGAAACTATTTGGCCCGGTGGCAAGTCAACGAGTGAAGAACCTTTCAGTGTTCATTTGGTGACTTCCTATGGTAACGAGTTGGGGGAGATGCTAAAGAAGAGTATGGATTGGAATGTACTAGAAAACTTTGAGGACACCGAGGGTAAGGTGCACAACGTGGCTACGACGCGATCCCTCTTTTCGGAGCTCCCCCAAGTTTTAATGATTTCATTTGACACCAAGAGTAACATCAAAATTATAGAGACTATTATTATCGATTCATTTGAATATAATCTCGTGGCGACCGCGCTTCACGAGGGTGATCAAAATGATGGACACTATGTATCATTTGTAAAATGTAGAAACAAGTGGCATTTTATAAACGATCATGATATTAAAATATGTCCATTACCTGAAGAGGCTGGATTCTACTTTATGGTTTACAATCTAAAAACTCCTGAATCTTGATGTCCTCCCTAATATTTACAATCGTCCGATAGAATGTTCTTCTATTATTGGGATGCGTCTTATCCGTTCTCCTCTTTAGGGGTCTCCACCACATACGTTTCCCATCATCTACAAAATCACATTCAACGATAGCTCCCTCCTCGAACCATGGTTCATTCATGAGATCCATGGCAACTTCAGATTCAAATACCAACTTTCCCTTTTCTTGGACATAGAGTCTCCACGCTAGGGGACCCCCAACGGTGCCCGGCACTTCCCATGAAGGTTCCTTCTTCATGAGAAAATCCACCGTATTCTTTTCCTTCGGTTTCCACTTAAACATCGTCTCATGGGTTCCAATCCTAACTGGTTCATTCACTGGAGTGAAAACGAGACCATCGATACGTTGAGTAACGGTGGGGAGGTACACATCCAAGAACTTGTCGTAGTCCCTCATTTGATGAAACGTCTTGACTTTGAGACGGAATCTATCACTTTTCATGTAAATTATAGACCCGGTTACAATCTTACACGCTTCCAATCTTAACATCAGATTCAAATCCCAAACTGGTTCACCATTGGCAAAAACCGCGTCATATACCATGAGGGTATTCTCGTACAATTCTCCATCGAGAATGGTTCCCTCATAGGCCATTTTTTTCAGATTGATTGAGACTTCAAACATGTTGAACGAACGGTTGACAAAGAGACATTTCTTTTTACCTTGGAACATAAGGGCAACCATCATATATCTCTCACCATCCGTCTTCTCACACACTAGGTACTCTGCACCCTTGAGAATTGGGAAATGTCGGCGTTCAATTGATATAGGTTGGGGTCCCGGGAAGTAGTCCTTACTCTTCCAACAGGTGTGGATATAATTCACGACGTGTTTGTAAAGTGGTGAATTATTACCGATAGACATATTTTTATGTGTGTATAAAACTTTAACTGACTTTTACACCTGCGGCGTTTAAGATGTTACTTATACATTCATGTGTATACATAAATGTTAACTTAGATGCTGAAAATGCATAAATCTTCGTCCCGCTTTCTTTAAATTTTTCAAACATTTTGGGGGTAATTTTCCAAGAGCCAGACTTTTTGTCTTTGATACTCTTAATTACATTCTTAGTGTTCATCATCCAACAAGACGAAGAAGTTTGGTTCACGATGTAGATATCATCTGCGATTTTCTTACCAATAGATGTATCAAAGTGTAGACCCATTTGACTAACAGGTTCATTAGATTCACTTCTAACTTTAGTTTTGAAAAGTTCCCAATCTACACCTTCCTTAACCCCGGGGAACACCAGACATCCCACACCCTCATGGGGTTGAAAACATTGATTCAATGATTCATCATCTACACCGATACCAAAATCTATGAAAACAATACGATCACATTTTTTCATCTGCTTTTGGATCATATCAGCCTTTTCATAAGGATCGTCATTGACATACACAATCTCATTATTAATATTTTTTTGTATACAGTGAATATTGAGTTTGAGAATGGAATGAAGTGTCTTCACACTACAGGATTTTGACCGGGTAACAATTATGGTAACAAGGTTCATAGTCATATATATACTCTAAACCTTAAGCCTATCATTGAGACAAGCACTAAATGGTAAGTTTCCAACGTGGCCAAGAGTTGTATTCACATCTGCGTATATTTTACCATCAGCTTGTTGCCAACGGCGGCAGAATGCGTAGTCTTCGGAGAGGTACCTACGAGTCTCTGGGTCAATCATACAATCAAAGGCGGCGTGGTAGTCGTCAAAATCCCTGTTTTGGTGATCATTCTTACACCAGAGTTCTGGAAACTTTTCTTCTAGGGTCTTGAAAACCGAACGTTTAATAACCATGAAACCTGTTGGACCATCTAAAATTTCAATAAATCCATTCACAACGGGGCGATTTTGAGCTCCAAAGTTGATTACGAGACTTGAAGACAACATCGACATATCTCGGTCGTCACCACCCTTAACAGCCTTGGCGGCTTGGTCCCACATGACGACCTTTTTGGGGTAGCATGCGACAGAAAGATCATGTCCAGACCTGACGAGACGGACTACTGAGGCTGGGTCGAAGTGTATATCGGCATCGATAAACATAAAATATTCACAGTCAGTTTTTTGCATGAAACGACCTACTGACACATTACGGGCGCGGTGAACGAGTGATTCATTTTCGGTTGTATCGAGATAAAGTTGAATTCCCTCTTTTATTAAAAGTAGCTGAAGCTGAATAATACTAGACATATACTTCTCTAAACATAGGCCACCATAACATGGTGTAGAGAGAAACAACTTGGTCATTTTCTAATCTACATCTTTAACCTCTAAGTGTTTTTTTATAATACCCTCTATCTTATTTAGTGTTGGGATAGATACCGAACACTTTTCACACATCTCCGCCTTTGTAACTTTACTTCCCAAAACTATGTGAATAATTGCTGATGCAACACTATTTGGTGTTTTACTCATCAAATCCACACAATCATCAGTTGCGTTACACATTTTATTACATCGGAATCTTTCATCCCTCGTCACTTCAAAAGAGTTTAGCAAACGATTCATCACGTCAAATGCTTTCGTCACGTAATTTTTCTCAGTTTTCCCCGCTATAGCGTCTTGGAATATTTGGGTTGTCCGGCTAATATCCTTAGACTGGATACCAAACATATCCGCAACCTCCTTGGTTGTCCGCGGAAACTTTGCCAATTTACATGCATATAAAATACAGTTTGCTTTTATACCCAAGCGTACAGCGCCACGTGTCAACTTCTCATTATTAAATTTCCTATACATCATCTTGGCATCCTTGAGGATTGAATCTGGTAAAGTGTTACACGCCTCATCGATGTCCTTATACGCGTGAAAAAGAGAACGGTCTTTATGATTCATAGACATATGAAAGTTAATTTTAGCCATACGTTTATTTTCGTATGTTGAAGAACGCTGTGTTGAAATAACAGTTCCCTTCCCCCAATTTTGTGAAAAGAGCTCCGGGTTTGGGTTAGGATTACCACATCTGGATGGATCATTCACTTTTCCATCGTCCGTCATCCCACTCGTCCATTCTGCGGTATCATCGATAAACCTGTCATCTACAAGTCCACATTCTGAGCAAGTTGGTAATCCTTCGGGTGAAATAATTTTAGTACCCGAGCATTCACGACATATATGTATATTAACTGGCTTTTCTTCGGTTTGTTTTGGTAATAATGAATCTAATTGAGTCCAGATAGCTGCCAGCATCTTTTTAGACTATGTATTTTTTTTTACTTTTTCAAAAACGCGTTTACAGACTTAGGCTTTTGACGTGCATTTCAATCATATCAACTGTTTCTTTAAAACTTTTCCCCCCTGAAGTTGAGGGTTTCCATCCAGCCCATTCTTTATCAATCATCTCATGCCCGGGTGGTGGGGAACCTTGTATTTCACTGTCTGATACGATGAAATCGTCTAAATCGGAACCAGATTGACCCTCGTCGTATATGTCACTGTCAGTGTCCTCGACGTCAATCTCGGAATAGTAAGCAAACATATCAGTGCCAAGGGGTTTCATTTCCAGATCCTTAAATGTCGTCCCACTTGGGTAGTGCTCCATGAGACTCTCGAAGGGTGCGGGGGACAGTTCCCCGTCGTCTATTTTGTAGACACAAGCGGACTTATAAATAAGTTCAGTTGGATTGAGATACCGGACCCCGAGGGTCAGGCCGGTGTTCATTCCAACGACACCGTACATTTGGTCTTCAACACCGTCTTCGTTTACAAATAGTTTAACTATATCATTTTCGTTTATTTCAGATGGTACAATCATGCTTAGAGTTTTCTCACAAAAAATAATCAGGGATAATATCACAGATGAAAGTTATTATTTACTCGAAGGAAGGATGTCAATATTGCGACCACGCGGTGACCCTCAGTGAAGCGGAGGGTCTCGAATACGAAAAGATTTTGATAGAAAAGGAGGAACTAAAAAAATTATGTGGTGGCAGTATCGATTCCTACCCTCAAATATTTATTGACGGACGTCATATCGGAAACTACTTTGAATACCAGGAATATATTGAAGATGAATACGAACCCATCCTAGCATCAACCCTCGATAGATTTACTGTCTTTCCCCTGAAGTATCCTGAGCTCTGGGAACTCTACAAGAAGGCTCAAATGTCCAATTGGACAGCGGAAGAGGTAGATCTGTCTAGTGACATGGAAGACTGGAAAAATTTAAACGATAATGAAAAGAAATTCATCAAGTATATCCTGGCATTCTTCGCTGGTTCCGACGGAATTGTTTTTGAGAATATCAATAACAATTTCGCCGATGAGGTACAAATCTCTGAGGCCCGTTCATTCTATGCATACCAATGTCACAATGAAATGGTCCACGGGGAGACGTACTCTAAACTAATAGACAAATACATCAAAGATTCTACTGAGAAAAAACACCTCTTCGAGGCTATACAAACCGTCCCCTGTATTCAAAAAAAGGCCAACTGGGCCCTAAAATGGTTCGATACCAAGTCCCGAACCTTCGCCGAGCGCCTCTTCGCATTCGCCTGTGTAGAGGGAATCTTCTTTTCTGGGAGTTTCTGTGCCATCTACTGGCTCAAGAAACGGGGCCTGATGCCCGGCCTGTGCTTCTCGAATGAACTTATTTCTAGGGATGAGGGCCTCCACCAAGAGTTTGCCGTCGAGTTGTTTAAACAACTCCGTAACAAACCTTCTACTGAGGTTATTCACTCCATAGTTAGAGAGGCTGTGGAAATTGAAAAGGGGTTCATTTTGGATGCCCTTCCCTGCAACCTCATAGGAATGAACTCTGAGAAGATGTCCGAGTACATCGAGTATGTTTCGGATCGCCTTCTCAAGCAGATTGGACAGCCTACACTTTGGGGTTCTAAGAACCCCTTCGATTTTATGGAAAATATCAGCCTGGATGGAAAAACCAACTTCTTCGAGAAGAGGGTAGGAGACTACGGAAAGATGGATGACACCTCGGATGATATTGGGTTTGATGAAGAGTTTTAATTAGTACATTGTTCCGTCAGAGTCAAGGGCGTGGGACTCGAGATTTCGACCACTGTCAATTAGGTCTATACTTGGTTCACCAAAATCGGGTTCTGGGGATGGAGCGTCAACCATGGGAACTGGTGCTGCGACAGAAACCTTTGTTCCCTTCTTACCACCACACCCACACCCTGATTTCTTTTTACCACCCTCCTTTTTCACGTTCATCATAGCCCAAACGATGAGAGTGAAAACGATCGTGTGAACAACGAGACCAAATGTAGATGGACATCCATTTGGTGTTGCGATACTTGGACCAAGTACTCGCCTGACGAGGCGGAAAGTTTCAGGGTTGGCAATGACAAAGAATGTAAGACCAGAAATTATAGAAATTATAAATTTGTCCTCCTGTTTCTTACCATTGCACCCACAGCCACAGTCTTTAAAGAGACCCATTATACTTTTGATATATGTCAACAAAAAAACTTACTTAAAGTCGAGCCCCCTAAGATAGATATAACCAACCAACAATGTCGCTCTCTATTCAACAAATCTCCGAACTTTCCCCCGCTTCCGTGGGCTTCTCGAACCTCCGTAAGAACAAGAATGGCGGTAAAACCGTCTACCTAAACGCCGGCGGCAACAAAAAATGTTATCTTCAACTCCCCTTCATGCGATCCCCCTTCGGTCTCAGTGCCTTTACTGACGAGGGGACTGGACGCACCACCTACTCCCTCGATCTCTCATTTGACCCTGATAACGAGCAGGCTATGGGGGTGCACAAGACGCTCTCCGAGCTCGACAACATCATCGTCAACACCGTTGCCAAGAACTCTAAGGAGTGGCTCGGTAAGGAGTTCAACGTCGCGGTTCTCAAGGAGGCTCTCTACAAGCCAATGGTTCGCCCAGGTAAGGAGCAGTACCCTTCTACCATGAAGCTGAAGATTACGACCAAGCCCGATGGCACCTTTGTCCCCGAGGCCTACACTATGAACCGTGAGCCTACGACGGTCGACGCCATCGAGAAGGGTCAGAAGGTTATGTGCATCATCGACCTCAGTAGCATCTGGTTCATCGATAACAAGTTCGGTGTGACCATGAGGCTCAACCAATGTCTCTTGGAGCAGTCTACGAAGCTCCCCTCCTTCGCCTTCCAAGGCCTCGACCTCCCAGGCCCCGAGGAGGAGGATGAGGAGGAGGAGGTTGACGAGGAGGTTGATGTCTAAGATCCCAAAAAATAAAAAAAAAATCCAATCCCTATTGGTAAGAAGAAAAAACTTCTTACGAATAAGTAAGAATGTCCAACATAGAGAAGAATCTCAAGAAGATTCTTAGAGGAAAAAAGGGGTGTTCACCCCAAAAGTATTTACCTTCAACAAAGAAAGTTGGATCTGGAGAGTATGGAAATGTATTCAAAGGGAATGTGAATGGGGATGGTAAGAGATATGTAGCCTATAAAGAAGTTAAGTTACCTGGAAATAATACAACCCTCGCTGAATTGCAGAACTATATCAAACAAAATCCAGCTCGAATGGAATACACAATTGCGAAAAAGTTGAAGGGCTTCGGTGTTCCAGAAAATTACATATACAAGACATGCAGTGATAAAGTCATCATCTATATGGAATACATCGATGGTGTAGAATTAAGAAAATGGTGGAATACCAACCCAACATTAGAACAACAAAAGTCTCTTATAGTTCAAATTATTTACAATCTCTACAGGATTCATAGAAAATATCCAAAATTCAGACACCACGATCTTCATGGAGGCAACATTTTGATAAAAAAGGTACCCGAAAAGAATATCAAAGTTGAGTTAAACAACAAAACGTATACAATTTCAAATGGTGGTATCGAGGCTGTGATGATTGATTTTGGATTTTCACTCTTCCCTCGTATAAAAAACCCTTTGATAAACGACAATTACTTTAAAAATATTGGAATTTCCAGAAACTCTCACAAACTATACGATATACACTTTTTCTTGAACAGTCTTTACGAAATGACCACGCAATCGAAAACCCCAGGGGTGAGGAATTTTATTAAGTCCCTCTTACCACCCATGTATTTGGGTCGCAAAAGCACGGTTATTAAAGACTATAGATTGATTGGCACCGACCGTAAAAATATCGCCCACACCTTTTACCTACCGGGGTTTGAAAATATTTTATCTAAACCCTTCCTCACTGGTGAAACTAGAGCGTTACCCCTACCAAAGCCGCGAAAATTCGGGAAACTCCCCATAGCTCAAAAAAAGAAAGCCAGTACACCAATCAATAAGGAGGCTGCATTTGCGAGGGCGGTGGCTGTTATGAAAAAACAACGGGAAGTTGCTCCTCCCAAGCTAATCCCCCGCAGACGGAGATGATTAAAGTACGATCTTGAATGTGCGCGTAGTGCCCTCATCAACCTGAGAAAGTATCTTAAACTTTGGGGTCTTGGTGAGCTTCACCCCATCCTTAGTGACGAATGACTTCATCCGTTCAACTTCACCACGGGGCATTTTCCTGGTGTACTTGAGTGTGACATTCTTAGTTCCAATAGTAAATTCAGTTGAAGACATTTTAATATTTACCTATAATAAAATATGATTGCTTTCATGATTCTATTGATTGTTGTTATAGTGATTCTCTTACGAGGCGACGCCGTCGCGCCACCAAAAGACGGTAAGAAATGGACGGTTTACGGGACCATGGGATGTGGATGGACTCGTAAGCAGTTAGAATACATGAAGAATCAAAACATACCTCATACGTTTATCGATTGCGATGAAGAATCGTGTGCTGGTATGGATGCGTTCCCGACACTCGTAGACCCCAATGGTAAACAATTAGTTGGATACAATGAAGTTTAGAGGCCACGGATGACGGTCATGGAGATGGCGAGAATGAGGGCATCCGTCAAGTTCTTGATAGGCTTGAGGATAGAGATGTGCTTCACGAGCGACCTGTTCCACACGAGGCGGAGGATGAAGGTGCTGATGAGGATTGTGAGCACGAAGATGAGAATTTCAGAGAGAATGTCAGACTTACTTTCGGATTTGGAAACCTCCTTGATCATTTATTAGGGGTGGATATTTTTTTTTCTATCCCTACTTCAAATGAAAGACCTCCCCCTGAGTGGGTCAGAAAGTAGGTTTACAAATAGAAGATGGGGGACAAGTACAGGTATAGGTAACAATAACTGCTATGCGTACGCTGTTGGTGACTATGAAGCCTATAGATGGCAGAAGTCTATACCAGGTGATAGATCTGGATTGTCAAATGGTAATCACAACTATACCCACTGTACAGGTCTCCCAAACCGCGTCATATCAGACAACCCCAAAAAGGTCTACAAGGTTGATGCGAATACAAAATGTAAAAAGGGCTACTTCAAGGTCATGATGTTTGTTTCCCCTGGGCGACCAACGAACTATATTCGTCAGGGTGACTTTCACTTTTACAAGCAACATGGTGTTGTAGAATACAAAGTGAAGCCTGGAGATACCATAAAATCGGTAGCTAAGTTCTTCAAGGTACCAGAGTCAAGGATAAAGAAGGCTGGAACCTTCAAAACTGGGAAACGTATTGTATTCAAAGCTAACGTATTCAGTCACAAGAGGGGGTGGGCTACGGGTCCACTTCTGACTGACGCTAAGGGGGGTATGATAAAAGATCCCCGTAAAGCTTCTAGGAACTACCCAGGTCTAAACTATGAGAAGTACTGTAGTTCATTCTGCGTCAAGAATTCCGGCATCAAAGTCGGAAAGACTCATCCCAAGGTCCGATAGAATACTATCTAAATCCATCAAATTTTCGACACCGTCGAAGGATAGATCGAAAAGATCCACAACCTCCATTGTAGTATTTTCATTCAATGACACAGTATTTGACACTGCTGTGTGATTGTTCTGTACTGTGACTGTAATTTTAAATTGCGAAGCATCAAAAACTTTTCTACATACGGGACAAGTATTTTTACCTTTATTTTTCCATTCCTGTAGACAGTGGGAATGAAACATATGTCCGCATCGAGTCGGTGGATTTGCCCGAGTCGACTTGACCTCATTTAGACATATGGAACATGTTGACATTCTATAGTACGGGTGTAAAGTTTTTTACCAAATTTAGCTCAGTTAGTAAATCTTGGAGGCGTTGACGAGTGGTTTATTGCAGTCATTGCAGTTGGTCTTCCCCTGCTCGTCTTGGATCTTAGAGAGCATCTCTGGTCCAGACTTTTGGAGCAGCTGACGGTACGAATAGTTGTCCTCGAAGGAAATGTTGTTCTGTTTCATCACGTAGTTGTTGAACAGTTGGGCTGACGTGTTTATGGTGAAGCATCGACCATCGGCCATGCCAAGTCGTTGAGACATCTTTTATTAAAATACACCTAGAAATTAATTTGTCTATTGGATATAGTTTTCATCCATGACTCAAAACCTCTCTCTTTCAAAACCTTCACAAAGGGATCACACCTGTACCCCAAAAATATATCAAATACATCCGTCTCTGTAGTTCGAGAAACCCTAATTCTGGGGTTCTCGTTGATGTGCTGATTAATTATATTGTACCCAAATGCAATTTCCTTTAGGGTCTCTGCCCCTGTGATTATAATCTTCCCTGTGCTGAATATACTGCAAGTAATCTCTTTCATATCATGGGCTGGTTTGAACTTAATCTTAACCGCCGAATATCTATCTGGTTCAAAAGACACCTTAAAAATGTCATTGTACCTCTCAAACCAATCTGAAACTTGCATCAGGTTAATGTTATAATTGAGACTGAAGTTTGAATTGATCATCACAACCCGGAAAGATTCCACTGGAGCTGTGTTGGTCATACCCAAAAAGTTTTTGAAAATGAAAATAAGTTGGGTGATGATGCGCTTACAATCGAAGAGATCACAACACCCTGCAACTTGGATACTTCCATTTGGGAACACCTTTACAGACTTCGTACTGTATGTATCGTGGTAGGTAAGTGTGACCTGATTGTAAAATGTAGTTGGCTTCAATTTCCATTCAAATCCATCCGTTTTTGATCCTTGTCGCCTCATCTTGTAAGAACCAATCCTCTCAAAAGTGGTCCGTAATCTGTCGATGTCAATTTCTTGGACAAAGCTCGAGACCATCGTAATTGTGGTAATCTTTATCCAAGAGGGTTTAAACTCCTCGGGTAAT